AGGGTATTGGTTGTACCGTCCCTGAGTTAGAACTTGTCACCTCGGACGCTGATATCAGGCGCCTAACAAAAGAAGAGAAAGACATCATTCTAGATAACGGTTTAGTTCTAGAGGTTAAGTCGCGTAACTTAGGTTTCTCAGAGGACCCATCTGTATTCTGGCAATCTAATCTTTATGTAGATACCTACTCTGGTTACGAAGCCAAAGAGGTCAAGCCCTACGCATATGTGATGGTCAGTCAGAAGTCAGGCAATATGTTGGTTGTTCACTCCAACACTAAGGAACATTGGTTCAAGCACACAACGCAAGACCCGTATCGCAAGATCACCGAGACCTTCTATAAGATTGATAGGAAGCACCTGACTACTTGGGCTTCCTTAGTGGATGAGTTAAAAAGCGGTCGCTGAGAAAAAAGCGTCCTCGGCGTTAAGCCTCGTTAGGAAAGTCTTCTTCTAACTCGTCTTTGTATCCGTGCGTTCTTTCAGCGTGGCAGTTTGCGCACACGAGCTCGCACTTGTCTATCTCAGCCTGAAGGTTCTCAATGGAGAACCCAGAGCGTGCCATATCAGCCACGTTGCCTCGTTTGCCATCAACGATGTGGTCAAACTGCATCACGTAAGGTGGATACGAGATACCGCAATCGGCGCAAGGGTTCGTGCCCTTAACGCCATCAATGTAAGATTTATTACGCCGTCTTATGAGGCGATTATTCTCCGCCGTTTTTTCTTTGATGGCAGGTGCGTTCTTAAAGTAATGTCTGCGAGAGGCTTCTCTTTGCTGGACTTTATCCTTAAATGGCATAGGAGACACCATACACTATGACCATGACCTGTGTTAAGTGTGACCACGAGATGGAATTGGGTGTCTGCACAGTAGACACTTGTAAATGCATTTGCGCATATAAGGTAGACCAATGACAGTCAAAGTTTACGGCCCTTACGAAGATAAGTCCAAGGGTGGTCGCAAGAAGATGACTATCTACAACACAGTAACGAAGAAGTTCAAATCTACTAACGCAGCTCGTTATGAGAAAGAAAAAGAATTAGGCAAGAAGCTTCCTAAGAGCAAGCACGTTGACCACAAAGACAATAACAAGCACAACGAAGGAAAGAAGAACCTCCAGGTAATGGATGCTTCTAAGAACATCGCAAAAGGTAACCAACACAGAAAGAAGAAAAAATAATGACATACGATGAAAACGGTAGATTTAAAGTAGGTGGCGCATACGACCACAGGGGAAGAAAAGTTGGTTACGACGCTGCAGATATGAAGAACGGCATTAGCGATACTAGCAAGGGATACAGCGACAACCCACAGTACCTAGCGCGTGAAAATGACTATTTAAAAAATCACCCAGTAAGTACTGGAAAGTCAGATATGGGTCATCATCAAGGAACAGGCCATGACTCAGACATGGCTAGTAACCACGGAGGACATCGCACTGTGAACGATGTTCGCACAGACATTCGTCACGGACTAAACATTCATAAAGCAAATGGAACAAAAGAGTTTGGTGGGTTGTTATCTGCAGAACGCATTGGGTACAACGCCCGCAAACATCATTACGTAAAGGCCGAACACGAAGCGTTTATGCAGACACCTGCAGGACGAACTAAGGCTGCAAATGATGCACGTGCAGCACAGCCAGCAAAGTCACTTTGGGATTCAGAGCCTAGTGCTCCCGCAAGTAAAGCCGCACCTGCAGTAACTTCAAGTAAAAAGACTCGGACAAAGACAAAGTTGCCAAATGACACCCTTGGTGGAGCTGTTAAGCACGTAATTGGAAAATTGCGTAAAAGATAATGGCAGCATTAGGAACAGCTCAAGCAATGATTGACATTGCTCGCAGAGAAGTCGGCGTAATTGAAGGCCCAAAGGACAACGAGACCAAGTACGGTAAGTTTACAAAGGCTAACTTCCTACCTTGGTGTGGAAGTTTCTGCATGTGGGTAGCTAACGAGGCAAAGGTTAAGATTCCTAATACTGTCTCTACAGTTGCAGGTGCAGCAGCATTTGAAAAGATGGGCACATGGTTTGAAGCAGACTGTGGTCAAACACCTCAACCAGGAGATATCCTGTACTTTGATTTCCCAGGAGATGGTGTCAACCGAATTTCTCACGTAGGTATCTGCTCAGGCATTATTGCCGATGGCGTTGTAGCAACCATTGAAGGAAACACCTCTGGCAAGAAAAAGGGTGACCAACGCAATGGTGGCGAAGTATGCGAGCAGGTTCGTGCCTACAAGCCAAACAAAAAGAAGGTTCTAGTCTCTATCGTAGGTTGGGGCCGTCCTAACTACAAGGGCAACGAGGTCAAAGCTGAGGTGCCCGTCTCACAGGCTCCAGCGTTCCCAGGACCCGTTACGCCAGGAGATACTGGTGCAGACGTCAAGGTTGTACAAGAGGCTCTAGGCCTGCGTGCAGACGGCATATACGGCGATGCCACTAAGAAGGCAGTTATTGCTTTTCAAGACAATCACGACCTAATTGACTCAAATGGCGTGGTTGGACCGAGACCTTGGGCTGAATTGGTCAAACTACTCTAATCAGACATTCCCCAAAAGGCCCCCCTGGATGGTAATCTAGGGGGGTTCTTCTATCTGGGGGTAAGTATGACAACTATCGTTGCTGTTCAATACAAAGACAAATGTGTTATGGCTGCAGATAATCAGGTAACTAGTGAGGGTGGTCGTCGTTACAACCATCCAGATATGAAAAAGATTGCAAAGCGTGGGGCTTTTTTAATTGCAGGAAGTGGCGAAGTTCAACCTTGTGATGTTGTGCAACATATGTGGAACCCACCAAAACTAAGTTTAAAAGACTCTGAAGATATCTATCACTTTATGATTGTTAAAGTTATGCCTTCTCTTCGTAAATGCCTCACTGATAATGGGTATGACTTCAATGAGGGTAAAGAAGGTGGAAAATCAGGGGAAGGTAGGTTTAACTTCCTCATGGCTGTTTCTGGAGAAGTATTTGACATTGCCGATGATTTATCTGTTTGCCGTTCTGAAGGTGGCGTTTATGGAGTTGGCTCTGGTTCGGACTACGCTGTTGGGGCTATACACGCAGGCTCTACACCAGAGAAAGCAATTCAGATTGCAGCAAAGCTAGATGTCAATACCTCTGGACCTATCCAGGTTGTTGAGCAGTACAAGTAGTCTGGTACTGTAAAGGCATGAGTAACCGCCAAGATAAGATTGCAATAAACAAAGCTGAACAACAAGATTTCCTAAAAGGAAAAAAACGCACCGCTATTGAAAAACGCTGGGAAGAAGCACAGCTAAGAGCCGCCACAATGCAGTCTGTATTGGGCTATATGGTTGAACAATATGAAGAGCACCGAGACGAACTCTCTGAAGAAGTAGTTGCTCAAACAGAGGAGCAGATTACTCTTCGTCGTACTGAGATTGAGGACTTCTTAATGTCTGAGCAAAAAATATGTCTAGAAGCACTAGAAGAGTACAACGATACCGTCACTAAGATAAACTACGATACAGAGGAGAAAAACGGATGAGGAATCTAATGTCAACATTGAAGAATGTATTGATGCGTATTGTTGCGGTATTTGCAGCAAGCGGTCTTGCAGTAATTGGTGCTGGTGCCGTTGCAGGTATTCCAGTAGCAAAAGCAGTACTAGTTGCTGGTCTGACTGCGGTTGCCGCAGTTGTTGAGAAGTTAGCTCGTGCATTTATGGATGATGGAAAGCTAACACTTGATGAGATTAACTCAGCATTTTCTGTCGTTGATAAGGGCGCAAAGACAGTTGCGGATGTAGAAGTTGAAGAACGTCAAGCAGCAGATAGAGCAACTAAGTTTGGTGGACTTGTAACAACAACAGCAGTTGGTAAAGAAAACTCTAACTAACCACCAGTTTTGTAAAACCCTGAGCCTTTGAACTGAAGGCCAAAAGGGGTGTATACACGTTGAAGAGCGTAGCCACATTTGTTGCAGAAGTATTCGGGTTCTGCGTCATGAATGCTACGCTCTTTTTCGTGCTCTAAATCGCATTGGATGCAGGCGTATTCGTATTTAGGCATCAGAGTTCTCCAAGTGTTTTTCCTCGCACATTCGTGCTAAATCGGGTACTACGTATCTTTTACTACACAGAGCGCAAGTGTAACGTTCCAAGAACTCTTTGGACTCCATCTTCGTATTATGCCCGTACTT